GTCAATAAGTTGACAATGGTCGTATTGGAAAACCTCGCCCTTCATGGCTTCCGTATCGCACTGATATTGCGCATTGAAAATGATTGTCCCTGCCCGCCGGCGCTTCTCTTTAAACCAATGAGGCGGATACTTTTCAGGCCAAGGGCTTCGTTCTTTTTCATCCAACGCCGGGATGATCTGGTGACGCTTTGAAAGCTCGTTCTTGATCAAATGTCCGTACAGATCAGCGTAGTGATAGCGCGTTCCGAGCCGATGGTGTTCGCCTCGATGTGGAACGCTAGAATCCGGAGGCTCAAGGGTTGGGTCCAAGGTTTGATAGTACCACGTCAGAACCTTATCCCTCATGTACTTCGTTCGGCTATTGTCTTCGTCAACTAAGTCATCAGATATGATAACATCGTAGTGCTTTGATACAATCGTTCCTTCGACGCCTACACACGTGACTGATGCTTCCTTCGTCTTCTTTGTGCGTGGCAGCACTTCGATCTCTCGATTGTCCCATTTCGAGACAAGGTGTGGATCGTAGTACGGCCCGAACAATTCCGCCAAGCGATCATTTTCTTCGAGGTGGCCCTTGACCTCCTTGAGGAAGGCTTCACTGTTCGAGGTCGTTTTGCTTGCGATGAGGATTCGGATGTTTGGATCTTTGATCAAAAGGTGGATAATCTTCGTGATCGTACAAATAGTAGACTTTCCGGCCCCTCGGAAAACCAACTGAAGACTATCGCGATTTTTAAATTGGAACGCCATCAGCGCAAGATGAAATGGCTGGACTTGGTAACCCAATACCTCTTGCGCCAAGATGTCCATTCGATTGTTTTCGATGATCTGGCGGCGAAGCCATTCATCGCTCATCTGCTTGTAATGTTGGCAATAGTTGATAAGCTCCGAGCGTTCGGCTTTCTCAAGCGCTTCAGCGTTCCCTCGAAGAACGGGGATGATTTTCGCCGCCGATGCTTTGCTCACAACACGTTGCTCCAAAAGTCCTTCTTCACTTTCGCCGGCCCGCTCGCCACTTCAAGCGAAGTTTTCATCTGATGGTCTTTCAACCATTTTCGCGCCTTTTCGGGCGTCCATTTCTTTCGGTCGAATCGAATCGACTGTATGGCGCTCTTTCCGTTGGCTCGGATGCCAATGATAGCGCCCACGCCGGCCGGAAAGCCCTTGGGTTTCATTCGACGGAACCTGGTGAAATTGCCAGGGTCTTCTTGCCTAGCGGCGTGTTCGTTCGGGAATGGCACAATCCACCACCTTTCCGATCATCTCCACGGCAAAAACCACGGCGCCCAACGGCAAAGCGATACACATCCCCAAACCTATGGCCAGGATTGCGCCCGCCGTCCCTATCGGGTCAAGACGGTCGTTCATCCTAAGAAGTCAGGCTCTGCGCCAGCCACGTAGATTTTGGCCGCCCCTGCCGCCATCGTCCCTACTCGAATCCACATGATCCGGCCATATGCCGCAACCTCGAACTCAAAAGGCGTATTGACGCCAACGCCGGCTTTCGAGATCGTTGTGTGCGGAGCGATGAACTTTCCGGCCGCTTCCGACCAAAAGTACACTTCCACCGTCGGATTTGCGCCATCCGTAGGCACAACTTGAACAAGAGCGGTTTTGTAGTCCCGCATGTTCATTCCATGGGCTTTGACGCTATCGCCGCCGGCCGGATCCACAGCCAATACTTCGCGGTGTAGAGCATATTCGGGACTTCTTTGAGGGGCGCTTGTTGTTTCAGCCATCATCTCCTCCAATGGTGCAAATCGTTGATAGCCGTCGTGTTCAATTTCTCGACCGCCCAACGGATCACAACTTCCGGATCGAATACCTCGAAGTTGTAGATGTCAAGCTTGAAAGCCCTTCTTTTGGGCCACGTGTGTATTGTGGCGTGTATCGAACGCCCTATTGCGCAGACCGACACGCCATATTCATATTTTGCATCTTCAGGGTCAATACCCTTCGGGCTTCTCGGGACGGTGATTCCCAAACTTGCCAGATGTTCCTTTCCGATCTCGTCTACAAGTTCCTTGACGGCCTCTTGTAGCTTCGGTCGGTCCAAAACGGCGAGCCCTGAACAGTTTCCGTCCATAATGAGATACATACCGCGCTCGATATTCTTGCGCGGTTTCTTCATCATGCTACGATATTTTTGTTGAAGGGAAGAGGCAGAGCTATCCGCTGAACGGGCTATACGCCCATTCGGTCCACTCTTGGATGGACTTTTCGACGATTGACATGCCAACACGGATAGCCCTTGCCCCTAAATGAATTGCGAATCAGTCGGGATCAATCCCAACAGGCATAATGAACCACTTCGCCGGCCGCGTTGAGGTCGGCATCGGTGCCCAATTTGAACCCATCCGCCAGCGGGGTGACGCCGCCGCTCGTGACGTGGGACACATCCGTTGCGCCCGCGCCGCTGTCGACGGTTTTCATCATGGCGGCGTCCGCCATGCCCTCCAACCAATCCGCTTTGCACTGCCCCGAGATGTTCAGAAGCTGAACGACTCTGGGTTGGAACCCGACCTTTTTGATCTCGATCTCGGCTCCGCTACCTGTGAAACTTCCGGTGACTACTCTTGCGCCTCCACTGGCCATGTTCTTTCTCCTTTGTTTGGCTTCTCAACCAATGACATTCCTTCTCAAGAATGCCGACAACCCTAGTTTCGTATATCCGAAACACAGGAATTCAAAACTACTTCTTGCCCTTTACCACCTTCCGTCCCTTGTAAACTTTAGCATTCGGGTGCGGAGCGCCTTTTTTCTGAGGCTTTTTCGGTGGCAACTTTTTCATGTCTTGAGCTTTGACTTTAGGCATTGACCGATGCAATTCGCCGGGTTCCAAGTCCAAAATGCTGCCTTCGCCGTACGCTTTCATCAGTCGATTGATTCCTTGGATTTCTGCTACAATTGTCTTTTTGAGTTCCACGTTCGTAAGGTTGATGACCGTTTGACCTCCGATGATCTCTTGTCGTTCCGGTTCCTTGGCGATCAGACCTAGCTCTTGGCCCTTCTTGATCAGCTTGTCATAGATCTCGGAGCGAGCCTTCACGGCACCAACCATCGCGTTGTATTGTTTGGTCTTCCGGAATGCGTCTACCATCTTGCCAAGGTCTTTTACGCAGGACAATTGATTCACCATGTACTCGATGTACACATGTTCAGAAGGCTTCTGTCTGATTTTCTCTGCTTCGTCTTCGAAGAGCTTGGCTTTGAGTTGTTCGTATTGGGCAACCGTGAGGCCCATTATCATGCGGGCGTCATCGTCTGTGCTGCCGCCCATCAGTAGCGACATCAGCCGCGCTGTCGCTTCGCGCTCTTCTTCCGCCGTAAGTCCAAATAATGGCATGTCAATCGCCTTCCGTCGCTCAATTGCAAGGAGTATAGCGCGATTGTTGTGGTAAATCTAGGATTGTGTGGGTAGGTCCAAGTAGGGAATTGGCGTGAATCATCCTACTTTGGGGTTGCGAGGTAGGACATTTCACGCCAATTCCCTACCTACGCATCGAAAATATATGTGCGCTTAAATGTGGCTAGGGGTTACTTTGACTTACTTTTCCCTACCTGCAACGATGGAACACACATACCAGGAGCCTGGTTTTCATATATATCAATCAAGGTTTCGCACAAGCTCATGATATCGCGCCAGGCTTTCGATACTCCTATCTCACCCGTTTTACACCGCTGTGCCCAATACTCTTGGTGAATTGTCTTGACTTCTTGTTCGGTAAGCAATTTGATCTCCCCCTTCTCTGCGAACTCTGTTAATGAGTTCCATTCCGCCCGTTTTGATTCAGCCACGCCTCCTGTTCCTAACCCGTTCGCTTTCGACCGGCGCTGTTATATCTATTCTATCTTGTTTCACAGCCCTCGGCGCTCTTCTCAATTTCGCTTCTCCGCTTGCCAATCTTTCTTCGATGAGTTTCATTCTGTACTTCTGCTGAATGCGCGTCCAACGTCGAGCTTCCGGCCCGAAGAACTCGAACACCACCATGTTCTCTTCTTCCGCCCACGCCATCTTCGCTATCCGCCGGTTGTCTAGCTTCACCACGGAATTGACCAAATCGATCTTCGCTCTCCTGGCAATTTCTTCCCCGCAATACCGGGTGAGGCCTTTGACTACTTCTTGAAAATCCACTCTCCTTGCTCCCGCCCCGTAGATCGTACCATACGACATTTCATTTCTCCTTGAAGTGTATGAAGGACATATCGTTGTATCCGTGATACTTGGACGACACCCCTTCCAGTTTCATACCGTCCTCCAACGCAACTTCCTCTCCTACCCGTTTCTTACCCACCATGTGCTCCAATTTGTTGGCTATCTCTTCGGCGTGTTTATCGTCCCTTGCCTCTATACACACGGAGCGCTCAAAGGATTCCAACCACCAGATTCGATATTTTGCCACATACCCTCCTTTCACAACACGTTGTTGTCGCCTACGTATGGCCGGCCCGAGGAAAGGCTAGCATAGTAGCATTCTGCCTTCGCCCCTCGAAGCTCCGCCAATAGGCCATAGATCGTACTCTCGGCCTTGAGCAAGATTTCCTTCGTTTCCCCTTCCTCTCGCTCGGCCGCTTCCTTGCATTCTTTCGCCACGTCTACAGCTCTCATTTGTTCGCCTTCCCTTCTTCAATCGCTTGTCTCAGATACACGGCGAGATCCAGAACCTCTTGGTAAGCATCCACCAATGGTTTCCTTCCGTTGAAGGCTTGAAGTGGAGTTCCATATTTCTCCCTTCCAACCCTGTCCCTTTCTTCCATGTCCTTGATCACGAGCTTCCAAATCGGCTCGCCCTTGTTTGGTTTCGGCGCCGGTTCCGGTTTATTTGGATTTGTCATCCTTTTTTCTTCCCCTCTTCGATTTGCAGACATGCGTATTTCAGCGTACGCAATGTTTTTTCGGCATACCTGAGGCTACCTACAGGGTCATCGAATAGGACAGCGTCTCGGATGAGCCTAGTAGCGTCCAAAACGGCTGAATATATTATGTTTTCTTCAGTCGTGGCGCTTTTCCCGAGCCCTACCATAGCAGCCGCGATCTCGTGGACACGACAGGCGATATACTGCTTCAGAGCTTCCTTGGCGCCGTCCTTGCCCACTTAAAACCTCTTCAGATATTCCTCGATGCGCCTTTGGCACGCTTGCCCTGTCAGCCTTCCTACCTCTTCGCCGTCCTTCTCGAAGACAAGGGTTGGAAGCCCTCGAACTCCATACCTGGAAGTGTCCATGCTTTCGTCCGCATCCAGAATATCGAATTGAACATCCGGATGGAAGCCTTTCATCTTCAAAATCGTCTGCTTTACCGGCTGACACGTTTGACACCAGGTTGCTGTGAACATTATGACTTTGTTTGCCATCTCTTTTACTCCTACTTGTTCCTAGGCACTCGATGTTCGAGAGCTTCGCCTTGTTCCTATCCTATCGTGAATCCTGAATTGCGACAGATACATACTCGCCCGAATCGAGATCCAGAACCGAACCGCCGCCCGCCAAGCCGCTGTAATTGTCCGGAAACCTGATAACATTGTCTGGCTCCTTGCCTCCGAGCTTGCGTTGAAGTTTTTCGGCCTTCTTCGCACGGGCCTTCTTCCGCTTCTTCGAGCTTTTTCTTGCCACTACAACCTCCCTGAGTAGTATTCTTTCCACATATCGTCCCAATGTTCGATCCACTCTTCTCGACATTCTTTGCACAATATTGGCGGCTGGTTTGGGTCCTTTCCCTTTCCGTCCCATTCGTACGCTGTCATGCACGGCGCTCTTTCCACGTCCTTCCCCTTCCGCCCGCACCTTTCGCACAAGGCGCCAGGCGCCGCTTTCGGGTAAAGCGTGTATGCTTCCTCGGATGGAGGAGAAGAAGAGCGAAGCGCCCGATCCGCTGCCACCTCGCGCTTCGCCTTCTTCGCCAATTCGTCCAACTTGCGTCTTCTCGTCATTGTGAAGTCTCTGGCCAACTTCTCTATGAATTCCTTCACCGCGCTTTCCAAATCAACGACGCTCTCTAACAACCTGCGCGAAAGAGCCGTTGAAGTCCTTACATCCAACTCGAAATCAACGACGTGAAAGTGATATTCTTCGACGGCCGGCGCAAACTCTACCGACACCTTCACGTGTTTCCGGTCTATTTGCTTCTCTATCTCTTTGGCCACCGCTTGGAACTCCGGTGGCGCTTCTCTCGGAATGTATTTGGATGCCGCTTCGGCAATCTTCTCGTGGTCGAAAGTGTCTTTGCTTTCGCCGTCTTCGATGGCGAGCGCCGCCCAGTCGGAACCCGTCCACACCTTCATCCCTCCGTCGCTCTCGTCATAATACACGTCGCCGATCCGCGCCCCTTCGCCGAGCCCGCCCGGAAGAACTACAGTTTCCTCCGGAATATAGCGAATTAGTGGAGACGGCCAATCAACATGTTTCTTCGGCGCTTGTTCTTCGTCTTGCTTTTCGCTTCTGACGTCCCTGTAGTCTTCGGGTTCTTCCTCGGGTTCTTCCTCGGTTGTGTGTTCCGGAAAGCCTTCTACATCCTCGCCGCTCATCCAACGGCGCCATTCTTCGATAGTTGGCATTACAAGCCGTCCTTCTTCTTGGCCTCTTCCAACTCCCTTTCCCAGGCTTCGTAGCCTTCTTGATCAAACTCGCCCTTTTCTTCCACGCCACAGTTCTCGCACCGCTTCCTGCCTGGATAGAAGTTCGGCCAACTGTTCACTTTTCGCCATTTATGTTCGCCGCCGTTCAAGCAAGGCGCCTCATACGTCTCATAGTGAAAGCTGATAGACGTGGTATATGCGAACTCTTTGTCGCAATGGGGGCATTCTTGAGCATATATGGTCTCTTCGTCGTATCCGTAGCCGTCATCGTGACAGATTTCCACACCCTTCCCGCAATACGGGCATTCTGCGTCCCTTTTGTCTTCGTTTGTCGATTGATCGCTCATTGACACTTCAACCCGTATTCGGCGGCAAAGCCTTCCTTCACGAGTTTCTGATTCAGATTCACGCCGTCTGCGATGATATAAACCAGCCAGCGCCCGTATTTGCCTGTCTTATCGCAAAGCTCGCCCGCGCCCGCTAGACAATTCGACTTCTGTGGCACTTGGATTTCCAGCTTTTTCGCCGCCTTCATCCACGACACAAGAGCATCCCGCGCCGCGATAGCCGCTGGCTTTTGTTCGGCGTATCTCATCTCGGGCGTATCGATGTCACAGAGGCGAACGCCTTGATCGACCAAAACGGCTCCGAAGCCGAGATGGAAATTCAGATTACATGTATCCCCGTCATAGCAATACACCAGACTCACGTCGTAAGTCTTGAGCGGAGTGGTCGCGAGCATAATTGTCATCAATATCAAAGCCTTCATTCTTCGCCCCTTTCCCTCTCGGCGAACTTCTCAGCGCGCACCGGATTGGATTTGCCCCAGATGTAAACGATGAGGCCGGCGATGTAACCGACCGTCACCAAGAAAAGTGTAAGCGCCAGATAAGCGGCGCACGTATCAAAGCTCCACATTTTCTTCGTCCATCACGAACTGCTTGTACTCGGGAAACAACAGGCCGTCGCCTACGTGTATCTGCCTAATATCCATGGCCATTTTCCTTTCGTTCGGTTTTCCCGCCATCAATTACTACTACCCGCCCGCGTTCTCGGCCGATGATTTCGGCGATGCTTCTTGTCAACATTTTATTTTCGCGTTCGAGCGCTTTGATTTTGGTGATAACCCAGATGGCTATTCCGACGGCGAAAAAGTCTATTGCCCAATCAAGCACGATACGGCCTCCAATATTTATAATCTTCCGTCACTTTCATCCCCGTCCACCCTACCTGCGGGCCATAATACCGATACGCATACCTTGGCATGCCCTTATTCATCTCTATCAACTCGATAAAATCATACCCGTGATCACGCGCCCACAGCCAATTTTCCTCTATGTGGTTTTGTATCCCTTCCAACTCGGCCTCCCGATCTTCTTCGGCCGTTTCCACCACCTGTAACAAGTTGACAGCGCATATTAGATTTGTTTCGCAATCTATCCCAAAAGCCATAATACTGTATTGCACCGATGCCCTCCTACATGTCAATAGGATCACGGAACCCTAGAAAAACAGGGATTCGAGGCGCCTCTTTCACCCCAATCGCCTGATACCGATATTTCACGATCTTCCCAAGGTACGTTTCCCGGTTATCCCAAATGTGCTTCCTCAATTCTAGCGTCAAACCCTTCCCGGTGCCTATCCGAAACTGGATACCGCTATGGATGTCCTTCGCCTCGAACTTGCCGAGCGTATCCGCCGGAACCTTTCCCGCCTTCGCCGAAGAGCGCTTGGTGTAACCAAGCTCGCTGATTTCGGCTTCGTTCTCGTTGTGCATCATCTCCAAGAAGCCTTCGATGAGCGCCTCGCTATCCACGAAGCGCTTGATTTTGAGCATCCATCCTTGGCGCTTCGTTGAACGCCCGTTCTTGTACGGCCCATATGGATCCCGAACGATGACGCCCTCGAAGCCCTCTTTCAAGCATTTTTCCTCGAAGGCTTCGAGGTCTTCCGCCGTCTTACACAGGGTGACAGGAACCATTCTGACACGTTTGTGTTGAACCCGATTCACGGCCCTTTCGAGATCCATCAGCCGTTTCACATACGGCCGCTCCAAGTTTTTCGTCACGATGTCGAAGGCCCAAAATGTGAAGTCAGGTTCGCCCTCTCTCGACATGAGGCCGGATGTCGTCGCTTGGAAGGTATCGCCGGCCAGGATCTCTCCGTCGATGCCCTCCGGCAGCAACCTCGCAAGCGTCTCACGCACGAAGGCGTTGGGCATCGGCTTCAACGAACGCGCCACGGCGTTTCCTCCGAGCTTCAAGCACCGAATCCCATCGAGCTTCGGAGAAGCGATGCACGGGAAGTTGATTTCATCGATCTCGGCCGAATCGGCCAGCATCGGTCTTTTGATCAGCGGTTCCATTCGGTTGGCCTCCGTTCTGGGTGTAAGTGGCTGCTATGTCTTCAACACTTCTTCCACCAATTCGATGTTTGCCAAAGAGCTTTCCCGCTCCGTATCATTACAGCAACGATCTTCGACGCACATTCGAGCCATCGCCAACACGTCATCGATTGCGTTTGCCAACTCTGATTTTTCTGCTTCCGGTTTTTCGTCTCGGTCCATGGCCATTTCGAGCGCTTGGAGAGCGCCTTGTGTTTGCGCCTCGATGGCCGTCTTGACGGCCACGTCCATTTCAGAGAGTTTGCTCTTGATTCGTTCCATGAATTTGACGAAAACTCGATTGGCCGCATTCATTGCCGGCTCGCCTTCTTCTGGCGTAGCCTTCATAACACATTGAATTGGCCTCTTCACCCCTTCTACCCAAATTCTCAACGGCACCTGGATTTCGCCGGCGTGACTCTGATATTCTTCTTGGTCTCCCAATTCTAGCGCCGTAATTTTGTCAGGCCGTACGAAATGATCGCCGGTGACTCTCATAAACTCGATTGAACCATACATCTTCTTCGACTCCTCAATTGATTGTCCGATCACCGCTCATACAACGCCCGCAGTGTTCGGGATTCTCCGCTTCCATTTCTTCCATCTTCTCTATGAATTCATCGGTGTGCAAACAAGCCTTGTTGATCGCGCCGGCGATCTCCTTCACGAACTTGTCCCACATATCGCCGCTTGGTTCCTTCCAAGCTCGGATCACGTCGCTCGGTTCAACTGCTACGCCGATGGTCGGCTCGATACAAGCCACGAAATGGAAGTTGCCTTCCGGAGTCAAGACCGCGAATGGCCTCACGCCCGAAGTCTCCAAGACTTCCCGAACAAATTTCATCAATGGCTCGGGCCAATCCCGAAAGAACACGCCCGCCATACCGAATCGGTTGAGCGTAGCAAACAACGCCATATCGTCGGTCCAGTCCTCGAACGTCCTTGGACCGTTGATGTCGTATAAGTCGCCAAGGTGTAAGCGCCAATCGGCGAACCATTCGCCAAACGCTTCCGTCTTCCTGATCATATTGGCGGTGAAATCTTCCAACTCCAGTTTTTCTTCCACGTTCTACTCGCTTTCAAATATCAACCAAGGTTCTCATCTTGTCAACCAAGTCGTTGATTTGTTCCGCCACGTTCTCGACCAATGAATCAACCTTCCCCTTCTCGGCGGCGAGCCGGATGAAGTCCAACGGAACGCCGGTTGTGAGGCTTTCCAAGGTCTTGCTTTCGTAGTCTAGTGTAAGCACCAACCGTTCATCCTTCTCGTCTACCCAGCCGCCGAGCACCTTCGAGTTTGCCGCCCGGATCGCGTCGAAAAAGTTCATTTCAATCGGGTTCATCATAATAGCTGTCTCCATCTTCGGCCTCCGTTCTTGTCAACTGCTTCTTTTTACCGTCGCTGTGTCGTTCTCGCTGGATTTTACCGTTTGGCCCGAGCGCTCGCTGAACCTCCGACCTTCACCCACATATTTGGGCCATTTTTTAAGACAAAATCTAGGCCACGTCTTGGCCGTTTTAACACCATCTCCGTGCTTACACCACAAGTCGCTCGGCGTTTTTGACCAAGCAAGTAGCTCTTGATCAAGATAATCGCTTGAATTTATAGGGGTTTTCTTGGGCAATTTATTGTAGTAGTATTCAGCGATTACAACGAGATAGCATACGGATTCATGTCACGGATGTCTTCCCAAGCGCCACCGATGTCCACGACGGACACTGATTTTACAGGGCTAGCGCCATAACGAGCGATAACTTCAGCGTTATCGTTGTGGATTTCGGCCATCAGCATCGACATAGGCACATCGCCGGCGTTCCAGGGATACGCCACCGAAGCGCTCTCAAGGCCAGCGTCTTCGAGCCCGAGTGCCCGGCCAATGTCCTCGGAGATCCGAAGCCAGGTGACTTCGTAGCTTGTGAAGATCCGCGATAATTCTGCGGCTGCCTCCGTTTCCTTCGGGCTGAGCGCTTCATTGTAAATGACTGCTATGGCCCAATTTGTTTCCCTTTTCATCCCGTCCTCCGTTAAACCCGTTCGATCAGCTTCCGGAAAGGCACTTCCAAAGCATACACGCGCCCGTCCTTCGCCACGTTGATGTATACGGTTTCGCCACACCGCGTCGAAACCACGCCCCGTTCAACCTCGCCGTCCTCCGTCCAAAAATCCACCAGCATCCCGGCTTTCAAGTCGTTCTTTCTCAGTTTGTTCTTCTTCATTCTCAAGCTCCAAAGGGCGCCCCGAAGGGCGCCCCGGTTAAAACTACAGAAGCTCGCGCAACGCCCAACGAACCAACGCGGTTTCACCGGCGAGCCTCACCAGTTCCGCGCTCACCCGACCCAGAAGGGCTTCGGCTTCGGCAAGCTCCGAAGCGGACACAAGGTCCATCGCCTTCGAGAACTCGGCGCGCATCCGAGCCGCCTTCACTCGAAGCTCCATCACCTTCATACGGGTTTCCATCCGGGTTTCTAGTCCATCGGGAACACTCCAATTCATCTTCGGCCTCCGTTCTACCCTTTCGGGTCCAAAGGGGCGCCCTTCGGGGCGCCCCGGTCCGCCTACTCTTCCCAGCCTACGGCTTCCATCCAGTCGGTTTCTTCCGGATTCGAGATAATCCGCTGGAAGCTCGGAGTGAAGCTCACCTCCACCACCCCGTTATTCGTCCCGAAACGAATCCAATGGCGTTGCTTCAACGTTCGACAGCTCATCACGGTCGCCCCGTCCATCTCTCCCATCGGCATCTCGAACCCGCCATCGTTCTCGATAGCAAACGCGATCACCCAAGCTTCGCTTCCCTTCGCATAGCGGTCACACAACATCTTCGGCCTCCGTTCTACCGGCTCACCGCCGGGAAATACCCAAATCCAACAGTTTCGGCGAGATAGGCGAACGCCTCATCCCGAGGCGCGTGAACGATCTCCACCACAAACTCGCCAAAGGA